GCTGCATAACCTGTGAACGACATGCCATCACCGTTCTGATCTTGTCGCAGTTCAAAGTCATTGGATGTGATGCGTCGAGTTTCAACAAGTTCTTCCATGCCGCCAATACTAACAACATTCCCAGACATGGTTCTAGTGGACTTCGGATGCGACTTCGGAAGAAGGTCGTTGTCACCAATGTATTTTGCGTTCTCAGGTCTGCCGTTGCGCAACAAATACAAGAACGCATTCACCCGTGCATACGACCATTGATCGCGTGTCACACCTGGACGATGCGAAGTTGAATACGCTCCAGCTCCTCGACGGAACACTGTGCGCAACATACCAACCGTTGCCCGTTTGCCAGGGTTGTCACCGACTTCATCGTTGTGTTCTTTGGCTTTGTTTGCCAAACCTGTCTCAATGGCTTCTGACAGTTCAATCGTCTTCTCACCAGCAGGAGCCTTCGCAGACCCAACAGGATTCTTATCTGATCCAGTGATCTGATCTTTCGGTGGGGCAGGAGCATCAGCGCGTTCCGCTTTGATCTGTTCGGCTTTGCGTGAATAGAAGTCCCGTGCCGGTTGAGGGTTCAACGGATTGATGCCCCACAAATAGTGTGCAACAGCACCAGCACCAGGGAACTCATCATCGTCAGCGTTCGAGTTCTTTGGTGCTTGCAAATCCACAGCATGACGTTCCGACCATGCAGCCGAACGAATCACCTTGTCCTCAGACATCTCACCGCGAGCCAACTCCCGTGCCTCACGAACCGTCTTGTCAGTCAAACCATCACCAGCCAAGCCTTGACCGTAGTAGTCCAAACCTTTACGCGCTGCACTCCGAATGTAAGTCGGAACTTCTAGAGATACTTGACGCATCTCCTCATGCTCATATTCTTCGTCGTGAGGTTGCCAAGCGTTGCAGTACCAACCGCCAAGAACATACGCATCCCACTTCATGCAATACGCCTTCAACTCTCTGCCATCTTCTTGAATCATGTCTTCGTTGTAGTAATGGCAGTTCCCACATGCTCGACCTTCAGGAACATCAGGAGACAACGCAGGACGATAGTTGTCCGGCAACGCACGTTCGCCACCAGGTTCCAAACCTTCACCGATAGAGATTGCAATCATCTGATCAATCGCATCCTGCTTCGACTTATGGCAACCAAGAACTTCACCGTCTTCTTTGACGGTTGCCCAACCTGAACAATCAGGTGACTTGTCAGTTATGAAATAAGGCATCAGACCAACAACAATACTTCAGCATCATCATCCAAGATGGAGAACGTCACCGATCCCAACGCACCCACATCAAACCCACCAAGCCTCGACCCAGCCTGAGCCGACACCAACACAGGTCGTCTCGGTTTCGGAATCTCAACAACGATCTGTTCTGGTGGTTCATGTTTCTTGACTGGTGTGGCAGGTTGCTTCCACCAGCGTGACCCTGAAGGGGGGATATACGGTGGTTCAGGAGGTACTGATTGCGCTGTGGCTGAAGCAACCAGCCCATCCAACGGTGCATCAAATACAGGGAAGATGACCGCTGACGCTGAAGCCGTCGCGTCTAATCGCCCGAGTGAAGAATTGAGAACAGGGAACAGTGTTGATGATGCTTGAGCAGTGGCATCTAGCCCACCCAAACTTGAAGACAGAACAGGGAATATCTCGGATTGCGCAGTCGCAGACGCAGCCAATCGACCAAGCGATGAAGTCAGAACAGGGAACAAAATTGATTGGGCAGACGCTGAAGCACTAAGCCCACCCAAAGACGATGAGCCTGTGGCAACAGTTAGGAACTGACCGCCATCAAGAACAGCTGCGCCGTCAAGCGTTGAAGTGTCAAGAATGAACGCTGCACCACCACCAAGACCGAAGCCTGAATTGTCGAGTGTGGTTGAGTCGAGGACGAACCGTTGAACGGCCATCACTAACCTACGATGCGAGCGTCAATGAGACGGTGAGATTGCCTGCACTGATTGTGTAGGTGTCGCCTGCTGTATAGGCACCAGCGACGATTGATCCTGAGAACAAGAAGTTGCCTGCACTGATGTTGTCCCAACAGGTGAAGTGCGTTGCATCTTGGTTGCCTGTGATATTCGTCCAACTAATATCTGCATCAGATGTCAATGCACCAGCAGAAGCAGCACTAAACGACACAGCCTTGCGAGTTGTCTCGGTTGCAGGATGTGCCGTCCCAGCAGTTCCAGGGTCTTGCGTATGCAACTTCACATACGGTTGCGCTACCGAGAACGATGTGGCATTCCCTAACGCATCCATCCAAGCGTTGCCCAAATATGCGCTGATTCCGTGTGCCATTAGTCTTCAACCCTTTCAGTGATCGTCAAGATACGCCCATCAGCGTCACGCTCAACGGTGCGAATCGTTGGCTTCGACTGTGGCATGTTGACACGAACCACAGTCTCAGGAACATTGATGATCGGTGCAGGAACATTCACAGCCGGAGGCGTATAGTTCAACACCACTTCAGGCATATTGATATTCATATCCTGCGACTTCACTTCATACACCGAAGCAGGATCAGCAGGATTGATTGTTGACAACGCTTGCAACTGTGTCGAAGGAACACCAGTGTGCGCAATCTTCGGCAACTCCAACGAAGCCATCACCTCAGCAGGATCAAACCCTGACAGAATCAAACGCTGAGCGATAACCGACTTGCGATCCAACTCAGACAAGTTCGCAGCAGCTATGTCCACGTTCGCCAACGGAACCCGATACACATCCCCACCCTCAGTCGGAGTCATATCTTCGATGCGATGGATGTCGTTGATTGACAAGAAGCCTGATTGCAAACCTGTGGAGAATGCTGCATATCGTGATGCTTGGTCACCACGCAATAGACCGTCCACGTTGAACTTCAAGAATGCGCGACTGTCCAACAACTTCTGGTATCCATCTTCAATCTTGGAGATGTACGGACGCAACGTGTGTTGAACGAAGTGGATGCCGTTCTGCTCTACCGACGCATACGACATTGCTCCAGCTGTGGTGACACCGAGCATTGATGGTGGGCATCGGAAGATGCGACCAATCTCCTCGATGGCGAAGCGGCGTGATTCTAGGAACTGTGCCGAATCGTTGTCAACAGTTGTCTTGGTGAACTTTGCTCCACCGAACAACACGCCTGGACGATGTGATCTGCGCAAACCTTTGTGACCTTCTTCAAACGATGCAACCAAATCTTTGGCTTGCTCACGGGTGAGGTTGCCTGGGAACTCGATGATGCCGGACGCTGCTGAACCTTGACCGAAGAATCTTGCAGCGAACTCCTCCAACGCTCTTGCCAAACCGAGATTCTCTTTGATCAGGTCAATCTTGGAACGGCCACGAAGTTCACCTGGCAGACGCATCTCGGTGATGTGGATCATGTCGTCAGACTGGATCACGTCACGTTGCTCATAGATGAAGATCGGTCTGCGTGTTACTTGGTCACGACTGCAATCAACCTTCTCAGGGTTGAGAACAACCAACCCTGCGATTCCTTGATCGTCGCGCAAGATACGTGTGAACGAGTTGCCATTCAACAGCAACGACACCAGCACTTGTTGAAAGTGTTCGGTGCGTGTCACACCAGACTCAGGGCTATCAAGCCACATTGGTCGAGGTCGGAATGCTTTACGTTCTGCACCTACGCGAATGTAAGTATCGACTGGCAAAGTTGAGATTGAATCGGAGATGAGACGGACGCAGGCGTACACTGCTTCGATCTTTAGTGAATCTATTTGGGTGACTGTGGTTCCAGCGTTTGTTGTCTTGGCAAATCCGTCACCGGCTGCGAACAGCGATTGGAATGAGATTGCACGATCCTCGGTGCCTTGGTTCAGAAGTCGTGACAACATTTACTTTTTGACCTTCCTCTGACCGCGCTCATAAGCGAATGCGAACAATAGAACTGTGAAGCCGACAAAGATCAGCCCGATGGGTACCGACACCAAGAATACTCCAAAACCGATGAGTGAAACAGCGAACAGTTCTAGCAGGAAGATTGTCATCTCCCTAGACTACAAAGAAACCTGCTACTGGTGCGACTTCCTGTTTGGATGTCGCACGATCTGATGCGATGGCTAACGCGATAGCAGCATCAATCTTGCGCTTCGACTTACCTTTGGACAGTCGCCAACCTGACTCGGTTGATCGTTGCGCAGCCGATAACACTTGATCAGCGAACATCGGATCACCATCGTGCGCGATCACCTGGTTTACAATCAGTTCGTACAAGTTGCCACATGCTGGGATCATTCGTGCAGCTGACTGAGGGAACTCAACCATCACATGATTCTCCGATAACACTTCAGCGGAACGCTGGAAGAACGCAGGGTCATAGGCGTTCTCCACCACATTGAACTGCTGGTTGATGTCACGAATGTGTTGCTCAACAGCAGACACATCCATCGCGTTCGCATCAGGATGCCAAATCTTTGCGCGTACCACGACACGACCATCTTGCGGTTGGGCAATGACCACAGCAATGGAGTCATGCTTCAATGCCATATCCACCCCGACGAACGTGGGCAGATCAGGCTTGAGTTCCATATCTGACCGGCACAACTCCCAAGCCCCAGCAGGCAACCACGACTCGCCATCGGTGCGCACGAACTGGTTCAGACGGTAACGCCTGAACGCAATCTCAGCCGTCTGGTTCATGCTGACTTCCATGTCTTCCATGTCGAGCAAACCTTCAGCAAGGTTCGGGTTCGCAGCAGCCCAACCATCACGATCCGAAACTGCACAACCCTCTGGTGCCTCCCACCAGAAGAACCCGAACCGCTCATCAACCTGATCGCCTGAGATGACACGCTTGCCATAGTTGTACAGTCGGCCACATAACGAGTCAGGGTCAAACCCTGCTGTGGTGATGCCAACGATGTTCGGGTCTTTACGCGCACCCGAAGACAACGTGAGCGCATTCCACAAATCCTCATTTGGCTGCACGTGAACCTCATCAAATATCACGGTGCTTGCATTCAAACCTTGTTGAAGTTTTGCGTCAGCTGACAACACTCGATAGATCGCCCCAGTAGACGGAACCTCCACCACATCTCGGTACACCTTGCAGATACCAGACAACGCAGGTGACTGACTGATCTGCCACTTCGCCTCATTGAACACAATCCGTGCCTGCATCCTGTCACCAGCAGCCGAATACACCTCAGCCCCAGGCTCACCCTCGATCAAGCCATACAGCGCAATCACAGACCCAACCAACGACTTGCCATTCTTGCGAGCCAACCCAACAAGACTGCGACGGTACCGAAGCAGACCATCATCACGACGCTCATACAACGAACCCAACAAATCCTTCTGCCAGTTCGTCAACCTCAACCGCTCCCCAGCCCGAACACCCTTGCTCACATGCAGGAATGTCTCAGCGAAGTCAACTACTTCTTGACCACTAGACCTCTTGTACAATCTCGGCGTTGACCACGCTGGACTTGCGTTGCCTGTACTGATCAAGTTCATTCGCGACCCTTATCTCTTGAAGACCTAGACGCGCTCGATCCGAAGGGGTGAATCCCATCAGTGACATCCAAGCCGTGTTCTGCGCATCCATCTGCTCGATCTGTTTCACAGCAGGATGCGTCACCACCTGACCATTCGGACTGGTGTACCAACGACGCTCCACATCCTTGCCCAGCCACAACTCCAGTTCTGCGATCTTGTCGAAGTTCTTGCACAGCCTGGTCATGAGTGGTGTGTCGTGCAGCTCTGACAGATGCCGCCTTCCACCAGTCCACAACACTTGCCAGTAAGACGTGCCGACTAGCCCAAAGTCTTCCGGCACGGTAGGCACAACCGTCATGTCCACCAGCGCAAGCGCACTTGATGACATCGGTTGCGCCTGCAAACCGTTCCGAATGCGCGAACCCTTCAAACGCTTCTGCTCGATTGGAAGTGTCTTGGTACCTCCACCAGTTCCCGTCCTCGGCCTGCCCATTCCCCAAGCCTAGTCGGGGGTGCCCAGCCGACCATGCGCATCTCGCGC